AAATTGCTACAGACGATGCAGTTAAAAACAAACAAGCTGATATCGACTTCTTAAAAGTAATGGCAGATATAGAGGACTCTGATACCGATCTTGCCATTAAACAAGAGAAGATTGATGCGGAAAACGCTCGCACAGCAGTGAATATGGCCGTTGATGTAAGCAAACATCATCACGAAATAACAAGACCAAAAACTACAAATGAAAAAGCAGATGATTAAACTCATTTTTAATAATACTTTCAAATAGGATAAAGTTTGCTATACTAATTGCGAAAGAATACATATAGTGTTAAAACTATCCCAGTAACAAACTTATGTATCAACCCTGACTAGACAGGGGACAATCTAGGACGAATACGCATCTATGCGGCATAAATAGTCGGTACTATCACGGATGATAGGTGATCACGGTCACACCGGAAACAGTGAGGTTTCAGATGGGCGATAAGGATATTGCAGAACAATTGCAAGAAACTAATGAAAACGTGGAAACTGAGGGAACGCAAGAACCCGAAGATTCGACACCTGAAAAAATGCTTCCTGCTTCCTATGTGAACGAGCTTGTTAAAAAAGCCAAACGCAAAGGAGAGCAGAAAATGCAAGAGCAATTAGATGCCGCAACTCAACAGCTTAACGAGTTAAAGGCGCAACAAGAGCAGCAACAAGCTCCGCAACAACAAGCCGCACCTGCGCCAGCTCCACAAGAGCAGCAAGGGTTCGATACTGAAAAGTTGCAGATGCAAGTAATGCAAAAGTTGGCCGAACAACAACGCGAAGCTGAAGAAAAAAAGCAAGCTGAGCAACTTGAGCAAGAAGTAAATGAGGTGGCGAAGCAGTATTTTGGCAAGATGGCGCAAGGTAAAGATATTTATGATGACTTTGAGTCTATGACAGCCGACTTTAATCCTGCTGAATTTCCACAGTTAGTTTTTTTAGCTAACCAAGCGGATAATACCGCAGCCGTTATTTATGAGCTGCGTAAAAATCCAGGCAAGTTAGCTGACCTGGCCGTGTTAGTTGAGAAATCACCTGGCATGGCACGAAGCGAAATTACTAAGCTTTCAGAATCAATAAAGCGAAATGATGAAGCTAAAGGGTCACTGCTAGAAGCGCAAAATCCATTGTCACGTCTGAAATCTTCGCCAACGGGGACAGACAACGGCACGAAAACTGTGCGAGATTATAAATCTGCATCATACCTTCGCGGATAATAATCTTACCTAAACGGTCATGTCTGTCTCTGAATAAGGATATTCACAGGAGATTATGACATGGCCGTTCCAAATAATATTTTACAACAAGTACAAACCTATCAATTAAGCAACCTTGCTTACTTACAGAACTTAAATTGCTTTATTTCTACAGCTAATACAAAATTTAAAAACTTTGAAAAGATGGAAGCCAACCTGGGCGACACAGTGACGTTTGATTTGCCACCACGTTTCACTATTGCGGCCAGCTTAGTTGCAACTTTCCAGTCTGCTGACCAAAGAGTTGAAAACCTAACCGTAGATAAAGCCTCTAACGTATCTTACGCTTTCACCGCTCAACAGTTCATCTTCAATGTTGAAGACTACATGGACAAGTTTGGTAAAGCGGCCGTAATGGAGTTATCTGCTGAAATCGAAGCTGATGTTGCACGAGTCTGCGTAGAAGCTCCATACCGTTTCTATGGTGATGGAAGTACATTAATTAACTCATATGGTCAGTTGGCAGCAGCTTTAGCAATGTTTCGTAACTATGGCGCAGCTAAAGACCAAACTAAGTTTTATTTGAGCGATATTGCGCAATCTGCAATCGTGAATACTGGTTTAAACCAATTCACTTTAGACCGTAACGATGAAATTGCTAACTCTTGGGAAGTCGGAGACTTTGACAGAGCTGCGTTCTACACTTCTAACTTACTTCCTGTGCACACTGCTGGCTCTATCGGAGAAGCAGGAACAACTTTGACTGTAGTTTCTACTGTTAAAAATGCCAATGACGAGATTACGCAAATTGTTTTCTCTGGCGCTGGTACTGATTCAGATGCGGTTAAAGAGTTTGATAAGTTCCAGTTCTCTGATGGTGTTTCTGGTCAGCCTAACTTGCGCTACCTAACTTTCATCGGGCATAAGGTATCAAGTAACCCTGTACAGTTCCGAGCAACGGCTGATTCTGCATCATCTGGCGGCAACGTCACTGTTGATGTTTATCCTCCTTTGAAATCGGCTGCTGGTAATACTCGTAACTTGAACTACGATGTGGCTGCTGGAATGCAAGTAACTGCATTACCTTCTCACAGAGCTGGTGTGATTACTGCTGGTAATCCTTTGTTCTTGGGCATGCCTATGCTTCCTGAAGAAGTGCCATTCCCTACTGGTAACGAAGTTGACCCTGATACTGGCGTGTCTATGCGCATGTACTATGGTAGTTTATTTGGGCAAAACCAAAGAGGCATGATTCATGACTGTATATGGGGTAAGAAACTGGTTCCAGAATATTCTATGGGCGTGATTTATCCTTTATAATATAATATTAACATAAATTTCCTTCCCCTTGAAGCTGACGATATGATATATTTTCAATTTATTCAAGGGGAAATTAATGGTAGTAAAATGTGGAGAAACCCGAAAAAAAACTTGCAACACATGTAACGGATTAAAAGAAATTAATTACATGAACGATAATCATTGTGCCAAATGCAGAAGTTTTATTAACAAGAATAAGCGTGAGGAAATACGAATAGCTAAAGGCAAGCCGCCTAAAGGCTCTGGAAGAAGCATATATTGCACAACCTGTAAAAATATTAAAGAACAAGGAAGGGAGAACGAAAGTCGATGCAAAAAATGCAAGAGTGATGCTTATAAGGCTAACAATGCTGCTAAGAGAGCAAGTTTAGGCTTAAAAGCATGGGGCGCTGGCAGAAAAGATACTTGTAGCGAATGCGAGGATTTAAAAGAAAATATAAATGTGGGGTATTGTAATAAATGCCATAGAAAGAGAGATAGAGAGTGGAGAGTAAGAACTGGCAGAAGTATTAAAAATAGAACTGGCAAATGCCAGTGCGGAAATGAAATGGCTTCGTACAGTAATTGTTATTGCGTAAAATGCGCCTCTGAATGGAGGCGAAATTATATAAATTCTAATCCTAAAGTAAAAGAAAAGTTAAATAAAAGTGCTAAAGAACGCTATAAAAATAATACAGAAGAACAATTTAAGGTATATGTTAGAGGATTAACTTATAAAGCAATTAAAAATGGTTATTTAGTTAGGCAAGCATGTGAAAAATGTAGTGCAACAGAAAATGTCGATGCGCATCATGATGATTATATGAAGCCATTAGATGTAAGGTGGTTGTGCAGGAAGCATCACGCAGAGCATCACAAAAACGAGAAAAACGTGTAATATAACAGGAGGGCATGAGGCTCTCCATAATTATAAGGATATAAAAATGGCTATTTCAAAACCTATTGTTCAACCAAATCAATATTACATTAACGGCTTGCAGTTATCTTATGCTACTGGAACTACTCTGACGATTAGTGCTGGCGCATGTGCGAACTCTAGCAATCAAAACTTTATTACTGTTGGCTTACCTTTAAACGTAGCCGCGACTCAAACGGGAACTGAACCTGTAGCTGCTGGCTCTGGCGCATTTACACTAGATACTGCGGTTTCTGGTGCAGGTGGATTAGATACTGGTGCTATGGCTAACAACACTTTTTATGCAGTGTATGCAATTGGCGATAGTTTCGATAACAACGCTGGCTCTGTAGTTATTTCCGAAAACTTAACCTCTCCATTGATGCCATCTGGCTACGATATGTATTTTCGTATCGGTTATGTTAAATCTGATGGTTCGGCTGACCTTTTAGCATTTAGACAAAACGGAACTGGCCTTGACCGTTGGATGTGGTATGACGCTGTAATTGCTACTGACGTGACTGCTGGAGCTTCGGCAACTTATGCTGCGGTTGATGCAAGTGCTGGTTTGCCAAGCTCTCAACCAACCATGGTTAATTGGGCTTGCGTATTCACTCCAACTGCTGCTGAAGATGCGCTGGTATTAGTTCCTGGAACGTCTACTGCTGCTGGCGGATACGCGGTTGCTTCAGGTGACGTTGCTGGCGTGGCTGTAAGTACAAATCTAGTTTGCCCGACTGACTCGCCAAACACTGATGCTATTGACTACAAGGTCACTGGTTCTGCGGTTGCGATATCAGTTCAAGCATACCTAGACCAACTTGCAGTTAATATCGTAGCGTAAGGAAATGATATGGCCTACACAACTTTACAGCTTATAAATAGAGCCTATTACGAAGCAGGTATTGTGTCTCGCGGCTTTGAAACTGTGTCAGGCCAGCAAGCCAATGATGGTTTGATTTTTCTAAATGATTTAATAGCGGAGAAGACCGTGGAAAACGGTCTGATCCCTTATTATGAAGAATATAATTTTAATGCGGTTATAGGACAAGAAGCCTACTTTGTACCAGATTTAATAAATGTTGATACTTTTGTATTTTACATCAACACGGTTCGATATCAGACTGAAAACAGAGCAAGACGCGAATATTTTGGAACATCACGAGCTGATAACATTCAATCGTTGCCTGGTAGTTGGCATATGGAGCGCACATTCGGTGGCGCTAATTTATATATTTATTTTAAGCCTGACCAAAATTTTCCGCTAACTATATGGGGACAGTTTAGGCTTAATGAAGTTGCGATTAACCAAGATTTATCATTAACCCTAGATAGATTTTACATTAACTATTTAAAATTAGACTTAGCCAATAGGCTATGCGCAGAGTTTAATTATTCAGTACCACCAGGGCTAGCTAAATCATTATCGAAACTTGAAGACGCTATTAGTAAACGAAGTGGCCCGATGGATTTAAGATTGATCAAAGTGTCTAGTTTACAGAGACGTGGTTCGATCAATTACGGCCAAGTGAATTTGGGTCACGGTTGGATAGGATGATACTAGCACTAGGATGGGTTACATGATATAATGCTTTCTTTACCTAAGAGAAAGTAATGAGATACATGTTCTACGAATGCACCACTCACGGAAGACTTGAGCACGAAGGATGTCGTGTTATTAGAAAAGGAATAGTTAAAGAAGTTAGATGCAATGATTGCCATGAGATTGCCGAGCAGAAGTTTATAATTGTCTGCAAGTACCACGGTGAATTAACGACAGATTTAATAAAGCCGACTAAGAAAGGCCATGGCACTTGTAGAATTTGTTTTAGACAAACAGCCAATGCTAAACGCAACGGCAATAGAGAAGAGTTTAATGCCAAACAGTCATTAGATAGAAAGATTAATCCTGAGAAATGGGATAAAATTTATAAGAGAGCTTACCAGAATAAGCGTGAGATTGACGGTGATTTATATAGTTTAAAGAAGGTATGTAATGCCAGAGGAATTACTTTAGAGGATTATAATAATTTATTTAAATTTCAAGAAGGTAAATGCGCAATATGTTTACAAGAAGAAACTTGCAAAGACCCTAAGCATGACAGGATAAGAAGATTATCAATCGATCACTGTCATACAAGTGGCAAAGCAAGAGGTTTATTGTGCCAAGGGTGCAACGTAGCAATAGGACGATTTAAAGACGATATTAATCTCATGGAGAGAGCCATTGAATATGTTAAACATCACTATCACAGAGATTAGATAATGAGGTGCCAAGTATGGCTATAAGCACGCCAGGAGCAACAGAGATACCAGTAAAAATTGCTGGTTCAAGCATATTTGGCCGCCATCCTATTATTAATGACGAGCGCACTTGGAATATGTTTTTATCCGATGGCTGGTTAATTAACTTTGCTGGATATGAGCAAGCCGTAG